GACGAGAATGTGTCGTCGGTAGGGCCCGTGTAAGTCGATCCTATAGATATGCTTGGCGCTCATTTGCCGCCTCCCGCGATAGCCGATTGAAGCGGGAACCGCCGAGACGTGAAACAGGCTCGGCCCGCAAGGGCGAAAGCGGCGGTGCCGTAGGCAATCGCCCGAAAGCTTGCCGCGCCCATATCCTTCCTCATTGGTCACTCCTCTGTTCCTCAACAATGTCCGTCATTTCGGTGTCTCCGGGGTGGTGGTGTCGGATGGGGGTCACGCGGCGACAGCCGACTTCGCTTGCTCGTAGGCGCGGCGCAGCTGATCCCACTCTTCGCGCGAGCCGCCGGCGTCCGGGTGGGCAGCCTTCGCCTTAGCGCGATAGGCGCGCTCAATTTCCATCTCGGACGCATCTGGCGCGACGTCGAGGATCTGCCAGCAAGAGAGCGTGACCACGCCGTCGGGTGCCGGAAGCGCTTCGAAGGCAGAGAAGGCACGCTCCATCATGTCGGACGCGCCCCAACGCTCTATCCCGCGCAGCGCCTCGATGGTTTTGCCGATCGCACGAACGTTGTCCTTCACCTTGTCCCAACGGTCGCACGCGAAGGTCATCTGCTTGCCCTGCCACATGAAATAGACGGCCACGCCAGGATCGTCGGGCTCGCGCTGATTTGCATAAGGCAACCCGTCTCGACGCAGCGGCACATTCGAGCTGAGCACTGGATACCGAGCCCCCATCAAGCGAAGCTCGCGCATCAGCTCATCGCGCGCCTTCGCGAACGACAGGCCGAAGGCTGCTGACGCTTTGCGACGTGCGCGCGGCCAACCCGCAGGCCACGCGAGCGGATAGGCTTCAGCGGTCATCGCATCACCTGTGCGGTAAAACTGCGGCAAACTGGCGCGCGATTCCGCTTTCGTTCCCGGCGCGTTCGTTCCGCGGAACATCGAAAAAGCGCAGATTTCAGCGAAAAAGCTTTAGTGTCCCTGCCTTGACATCGCAGGGGTCGCAAGTTCAATCCTTGCCACGCCCACCATTTTTCTCCCCGGTTTTCAGCCATTTCGCACCGCCGTGATCGGAACCACATTATCACCGTTCGCGGTAAAAGTGCGGTAAAACGCGCCCGGAGCGAGCTTTTCGATCTCGTCGATAATCGCCTGAGTCGCGGCCAAAGCGCCCCCCAAATGGGCCGGATCGGGCAGGGCATAGATGTCGCTGGTCGACGGCTTTCGGTGGCCGAGGAATGTCTCACCCTGAATCCAGTCCCGCTCGCCAATGATCGGCCGTGCCAGCGTGGACACAGAGCGGCGGATCAGCTTCATCCCCCCCTGGCCGTCGAATGGAATGCCAAGCTCGGCTTGCATCCGCCGCCAGGTCGCCTTGCTCAATTCCTTCGGCACGACAGGCCCGTTGACCGTGTCGAGCCATTTCCCGACGCACTCGGGCACGGGGACGAGCGCCCGCCGCTTCTTCGTCTGCCGGCGCCCGACAGGGTTGAGATTCAGCGCTCGAGCCTGGCTGTTCCATTGCCCTCTCTCGGGCGCCGTCGAGCAGTCCATCACCGCGTCTGGCCGCGCCCAGGTCGCAACGCTCAGCCGGAGGAAGGCGAGCAGGTTGCCGCGCCGCGGCTTCATCGCATAGCGGAACATCGCCGCCAGCATTGGAATGTCCGCCCGATATGAGGGTGAGCGGGTGACTTGCGGGAGCGGGATGACCTTGAAGGCGGGGATCTGACGCGCCCACCGCATCGCAGCCGCCAGTTGTAGGACGCTGTTCTCAATAGTCGCCGGGGAGCGCGGGCGCTTGGTCCCGGCGATCGGCTGCTTTGCGAGCCACGCCCGAAGCTTGGTGATCCACCTTTCATCGACCGCATCGCAGCGAACCGCCTTGTCTTTCAGCGTACCGATGTACGCGAGCACATGGGCGAGGCGGGTTCTGATTGCCGCGGAGCTCGTCGCCTCGTCGCCATGCGCCAGCTGATAATCCGCGATCACAGCCGTCACGAGTGGGCTCGTGCGGTTGGTGGGTGGGACATATTCGCCGCCCGTTGCCCTGAGGTAGAGCTTGTCGAGCGCGATCTTGCCGGCCTCAATGTCCGTTGTGCCCGCGCTAGAGCTTCGCTCCCGTCCTCGCTCTCGGTCGTATCGGACGATTTCGAGGTTCCGGCCCTTCCGTGGGTAGAGCCTGAAGTCCCCCCGTTGATAGAGTGCTTTCGGGCGGTGTGATTTAGGCATTGCCGTTCTCGATATTCGCGGGCTGCGTCCTGCAGCTTGGCATAAGCGCCCGACGCTACCAATAGCGCCAGGTCGTCATAAGTGAGGCTCAGGCCGCGCTGGATGTCCAGCTTGCGGTCGATCCGTCGCATAAGGTCGGGAAGGGCGCTCACCCCCTCCACGTCCTCACGATCCGATCAAAAAATGGCAGGGGCGGAGCTCTGTCGCCTTGCCTGTGAACCCGCGACCAATCGCGGCACATAATGCGCTGTCGCTCGCGCCACTCATAGGACAGGTCCGGGGCCGGGATGATCCGAAAGACACCCGGCGCTATTTCGTTGCGAAGGGCTTTCATGCTGCCTTGGCCTCCGGTTTCTCGCGATAGCGCTTCTGATATTCGGCAAGGGCTGGATCGGGATCGGTCAGCCTGATCCCGTTCTCCGCACACTCGCGCTGGATCGTGTCGAGATATTTGACCATCTGGCGCACCTTGAAGATGCTGGTCACATCTATGAACCGCATTGCCTCCAGCTTCTCGGGGTAGGTCAGCGGCTTGATGATCTTGTCGTAGGTGTCGCGGAACTCCGCGCTGTCCCCGCGGAGGATCGGTACGCCGTAGCGGAGCTTCCATTCGCGCTGGATTTCATCTTGGGTCATGTCGCCACGCTGCTCCGCGGCCTCACCGGCCCACAGCCATTGGAGGCGGTTCTGCTGCGAACTCCGGTCGCGGCCCTGAACCCATTCCACCGTTACCGGCAGCGTGAGGCCACCGAGCAACGCGGTGAAGGAATCAACGTCCTCCGGTTTCTCGAGGATGCGGTGAGCCATTAGCCGTGCCCCTCCTGCTTCCGCTCCCAAGCGATCCGCCCCGGCCACAGATGCCAGTAATCGCCAGCAAGCGATTCCGGGTCTTGTCCGTGCAGGTATTTCCGTGCGAACTCCGGCCAGCCGATCCGGTGCTGCGTGTGAAGGTGACAGCCTTCAGACAGGGGAATGCAGTACCGGTCGGCAACCTTCGTCCCGATGCCCTTCGAGCCCTTGTGCGGCACATGGGCGGCTTGGATTTTACCGCTGCAATCGGGATTGCTGCCGCCGCACGCGCACTCTCGCCCGCGAAGCCACTGCTTGAAAGCCTCTGCGACTTTCCAGTCAGGACGCGGCGCGTTCTGTCGGCGGGGGCGGAGGGCGGTTCGGCGGAGCATCATTCGATCCTAGAACGGCACGTCGTCGTCGAGGTCGTCGAGCTGATCGCCGAGGGAACGTCCTAGGGGGCGCTGCGGCTCGTCTTTCACCTGTGCGTCGATCTTCTTCTGAAGCCACTCCGGCAGGTGATCCCATGCACCTAGATGTTCATCGTCGTAGAGAAGCGGGTCGCATTCCGTCTTATCCGGCTTCGGCATCCCTTTTGGCAGTCCGGCAACACCTGAGACATTCGCGTAGGTGCGTCCCTGCTTTTCGGAATGCGTGACCGTCACCATGCACGGCACACCGAGCAGCTTGGAAACATCGAAGCCCGCAAGCTCGTCGGCGGTGAACGCGCGGCCGCGCCACGCCTCAAGATCGCGGCGAAGGTTCGCCCGGTCATTCAAGGCGAGCGTGTAGGTTTGTCCGATGACGCGCGGCCCCTCTTTGGCATTGCCGTCCTTGTCGGTCCATTCCAGGCGTTCGTTCGGCAGTTCCCAGCGGATGAAGATTTCGGGCCGGATGCGCTCCTGTCCCTGCCATTCCTTCCGCTGCTTGCCGAGATCGACAACCATGTTGCAGATCGCAACATGCGTTCCCTGCGGAACCGGGCTGTAGTCGCCACCGCCGCCGTTATCTGATGCAATAATCGCCATTGTCCCTCCTATCGCGCCACGCGCTCGTGATTGATCGTGAAGCCCGGAATCGACCGGATGCCGGCGCGCACATCGGCGCGGGCCTGATCGAGCAGCCACTCCTTCAATGCGCCCGGTTGCTTCGATCGGTAGTGACGCAGCGCCTCGCAGGCGTCCGTCAGAACGGGTGTAAATGCGTCCACCAAGCCGACGGCTCGCTCGCCGCCTTTCGCATGGGCCTTCTGTTTCTCCGCTTTGGCCGCGAACCTGCGCGCACCCTCTGCGGCCTTCAGCAGCCGCTCCGCATCCTCTGCTTCGGTTAGGTTGCCGGCAGCTCTCGCGTGTGCCTCAGCGGCAATGCTCGCCAGCCTCTCGGCTTCGGCGCGGGCGACCTCGGCTTCGCGCAGTTGCTTTTCCTCGACCTGCTGAAGCCACGGCGCGAGCGCCTGCTTCGCGGTGGATGCGGCAAGGTCGGCGCTGTCGAGAATCGGCTTCCACTTTTCCTGCACCGCCTTCGCGGCGTCGTCGTGCGGCTTCTTCTCAACCTTGCGCGCATCGTCGGCGTCTTTTGCGAGGCGGCGCAGCCGGTTCAGCAGGCTCGAAACCGCTTCGGCCTGGGTCTCGTTTGTGATAGGATCGCCGTCGAGATAATTGCGGGCTTCCAGAAGCAGATCGTCGATCTCCTCCTTGAAAAGCACCGCAGGATCGGCGGGCGCATTGGCGAGCAGCGCTTCCATTACGCGGCGATCCGGAGCTTCGCGCGCGGCACCTCCGCGAACGCCTTCTGAAGCACTTCGATCAGCCGCTTGTCCTGTGCGGACAGCTCGCAGCCGCGCTCAAGATTGGTCGCGCTCTGGAACCAGCAATCGGCGCGATAGAAAGCGATCAGGCACGGACGCCATGCCTCGTAATCGACGGTTTCCCCAACGACCTTGAGCGGCTTATCCTGGGTTGATCGGGTTGCCATTACTTGCCTCCTGCGTCTGGATCATTGCGCGAACGGCAGCGCGAATTGCGTGGAGCGTTGCTCGCTGGATTGGGTGGTTCGGATCGACCGTGCTGCGCGGCCATTGCCAGTAGTCGTTGTAGGCATCCTCAAATGCCTGCAGCGCATCGACCTCGGCGGTCTTGAGCTTCGGGAGTCGGGCTGCCATTACTGACCGCCCTCGTCGGAGGGGCAAGCGCGTTTGAGGCGCGCACCCCCGTCGCCGAAACCGGCCATGTAGTCTCGCGCCCCACACAAGACGCAAACCTCATCGTAAAGACTGCTGTCAGAGAACCGGGTCACATGCCCGTTTTCGTCGGCGGCGCCATATTTCTCGATTGCCTCGCCTCTCGTCACGAATTGCTGGCGGGCTGCTTATTGGGCGAACCCGCCTCCCTGGTTGTTGCGATACGGATCGGCTCAATGCACAGAGAGAATGCGAGCGAACCGCCTTTTTCTGTGACGGTTATCTCAACCCCGTCGCACTCGGCCTTCAGAAGTGGCTCATGCTTGTTCAGAAGGTCGGTCACTATCCCCGCCAAGCTCTCGGCCATTCGCCCGACATGTGATTGTCGCGCCTGAATGGGTGCCAGAATGTCGGTCATGAAATCAGGCAAAGCGCTCATGCCGCCCTCCGTTTCGGTTCGAGATGTGGAAGCGGATCGGATGCGACCTCGGTAAGCTGTCCGCCCTCGGCTATTCTCCGCTTCGCCTCGATCACCTGCGGGTTGCCGTAGGAGGAGCATTCGACGCCGCTCAGGAGCAGCTCGACATAGCGCTGGACCCCGGCGTTCCACTCGGCCAGCTTTTGCTCGGGAGTGCGAATGTTGAGCCCAAGCGACCGTGCGAAGTCCTGCGGTGAGACCTGCGATGCGTCGGCGATGATTGCGCGATCGGTCATTGCGGCGCTCCCTCGATCAGACATTCGGGGCAGCGCATTTGCCGGTGATGCGTGTCGCGGGTGCGAACCAGCGTGTGGCCGCAGCGCAGCGTAATGTGCGCGCCCTCGTATGCGACGAACTTGCGGCAAAGAACTGCGCGCAACGGAGCAATCGGCAGCTCATTGATGCGATCGTTGCTCATTATGGGCGATCCTGTTTGGGCGTCTCGGCTGCGCCGACCGCGCTCTCATGCTCCGCACCAAGCCCTGCTTCGCGGTCTTGGCCCGTTGGGTTTCGATCGCATGACGCGGCGCGGGCGCGGAGCGCGGCGGCGCAGAGGGCAAGGGCGGGGGTTCGCGCATCGGCGTCCCAGACCACCGTTGGCCCGTATTGCCAAATGACAGCATTCGCCCCGCTCGCGGCCGTCTCGACTTTGAGGCGCTTGCCCTCCGGCACCAGCGTCATTGCTGCGTCGAGGGAGGCGGTGAAACGAGAACACTCCAATTTGCCTAGCTTTGTGTGGTCCGGACATGGTGGGTTGGCAACGGCGGCAGCCCAAATCGCGTTATCCAGCTCGCGCTCCGGCCCCGCCGCCTGTTCGCACCGCTCGGCCAGCTCAAGCAGCGCGCTCACGGAAGCACCCACAGCGCGATTGCGTAAACAGCGCACGCGGCCATGATGAGGAAACGGGCGAGACTAGATGCGATATGCGATGGTCGCCGAATGGCCGAGACAAACGCAGATTTGGCTCGGTGCGCAGCACGACCAGCGCGGTGACGCGCAGCGGCAATCGCCCAAAATGGTTCGGGTTTAATCACCACATGGCGGGGACGGGGAGTCACAGCGTCTCTCCGCGAGCTTCCGCCAGCGCACTTTCCATGCGGGCGAGGGCGGGCAGGACATGGCCGAAGTATTGGCGCGACAGCTCGTCGTCGTCGCGCATCTCGCCTTCGAGTTCACGGATGCGGGCGCACAGAAACTCTGCGTCGGCATAAAGTGAAGGCGCTGCAGCGATTAGACGGGCGTTGGCAATCTGCCGCGCGTTTTCTTCAATGACGTCTTGCCGCTCGTCCGGACGGAAGCCGACGCCGGCCATGACATCTTCAAGCGTGTTCTGTGCGGTGCTGTAGGCGTGGCGCGGAACGGTAAAGAGGGCACCATCATCGGACACCACGCCGATATCGAACGGCCACTTTTCCTGCTCGACGACACGCCACGGCCCCGGCGTGAACGCCGCGTTAGGGACACCCACCGTAGGCGGAGACGGTGCAACACGGCTCCGTTCATGGGTGGCCCGACCCGAAGGGGAACGCCCACTCATGCGAGCCTCCACACAATATAAGCAAGAGAGATGACAGCCACGACAGCCGAGACGATCATGACAATGGCGACAGTGCGCGCATCGGTGGGGGTGAAGGTCATGCGGACTTCTCCGCGCGCTCGTCCATTTGCCGCATCGCCTCGCGAAGGGCGTTCATGGCGCACAAGTGAAGCGGAGCACCGGACTCACCGAGTTCTTCGCGGACACCGCGAGCATCGGCGCAGGTGACGTAAAGACCGTCAGGCTCGCGAAAGACGTTGAACGTCGCGAGATGCTTTCCGATCTGCGGTTTGACAGCCATTCTTCCACTCCGTCCCGATTGATGTCTGAACTCAGCCTCGCCGTGCGCGCAGGGGATGACGCGCACGGTCTGGGGATTTCAGCCGTCGTTTCCGATGATGAAGGCGGCGTAGATCGCGGCACGCGCGACCACCTGTTGCGGCGTTGCCTGTGGATCGTGGGCGTAGCCGAGGGCGGTCTGCCGCGCGTAGTAGCGCGCATCCATCGGCTCGTTCTCTTTGTTGGTGTTGTCAGCCATGTGTCCTTCTCCCAATCGAATGAGAGAGGGTTTAGCACGACTGCTAACGATTGCAACCCCTAATTTGCAGGGATGCTAACTATTTTTGCAGAATAATCTCACAATCCATTCGCCCACCGTATCAGGCGCCGGAGACTGATATGCCGAGCCGAGCTCGTCGTCAGTGGTGTGCCCATCCTTGTAATGAGTGACCGTCGCCAAGAGCGCATATTGCCTGCTCGAGCAGACGATGGAGACATGAACCATAGTGTTCAGAAGGTTGGAACGCTTGGCGGTCGCGGGTACGACCTTGAACCATGCCTCGCCAGTGCCAGGGTGGAGCGGCGACGTTTCGGCGTCGAGCCACCAGGTCGCGCCGTTTCCATCTTCCCCGACGCTTACCCATCGGCCGTCAACCGTTCCTGCTGGCGCCAATGCGAGCAAGGCTGCGAGCAGGATCAAAACACTTCCCCGACGACCTTGTGGATCTTCGCCACGCGCTCAACTTCGACCCGGAACGTCACGTCAGGGTTGAATTGACGAAGCTCAATATAGGAGGCGGTGCGGCGGACCAGCTCCTTGATAAGCACTAGCGCGACCCGATCGGCCTCCTGGTCTTCCCCATTGCCGCGGAGTTGGACGATAACATCGTCGCCTATGGAAACGGTGGCTCGCGGGCTGACGATCACCCTCCGCCCCGGCCTAAAGCGAGGCCACATCGAATCGCCGACTATCGTCACCGCATATGCCTGAGTGTCGTGTTCGAGACTGGCTGGGCGGCGGACATGATCGAGCACGTCCGCCATGTCGACTTCGGTAAGCTCTATATCCCGCTCGGGATCAAACGCTGTCATCGCCATTGCCGACCCCATCACAGGGATGGCCGGCAGCTCGCCCGAGCCGTATTTTTCTTCGAACGGCCGGTCTCCGCGAGAGGAAACCTCCGAACGAATATTGTTGTTCCGCGTTAGAAACGGAGGGTAATCGGGAAAGCGCTCACGCAGCTTCGCGACGGTCTGCCGGCTCAGCCGCGTCGTTGCCTTGCCGTTGTAGTGACGAGTGATTGTCGTCGCCGCGGCACCAATCTCCGCCGCCACGCGGCTCGGCGCGAGACCGGCCCAATCGACAAGCTCTTTGATGAGGCGATGATCTTCAGCGAGCCCTTCCATCGCTAAGATATTAGCAGCGATGCTAACGGCACGCTCTGTGCAAGGTTGCAAATTTATTGTTTGCATAGCGTAGCAATCCTGCTAAAGAGGCCTTCATGGACCAGCAGGACATTATCGCGACGATCGAAGAGCGCGCCGCCAAGCTACAGCTCTCGATCAGTGAGGTTTGTCAGGAAGCAGGGGTCCACCCCACAACGTTCTCGCGCTGGAAAAAGAGCGACAAGAACCCTCAGCCGATAGGCGCTACCTTAAAGAGCCTGTCCGCGATCACAGCAGTTCTTGATCGCCGTGAAGGCGAACAACTCCGCGCGGCGTAGAGCCATGCAGGCGGGGAAACACATCACATCGCGCACCATCGCCGAGTCCCCACCCGGCAGCTCCCTGGCGCGCGTTCGGGCGACTAGCAGCGTATCGTTCGTCGCCCGTCATATTCTGGCGGATTGCTGAGCGATGGGCGGGGAAAGCAGCATCGTTGCCGCGCTCTACGTTCAGACCGGAGGTTGTTACTTCAGTCTGCCGTATGTCGACCCTTGGGACGAGGCTCGGGATGCACGGCTCTACGACGGGCCTTATCCCGTCGTCGCTCATCCGCCTTGCGCTCGCTGGTGCCAACTCGCGCCCGTCAATCAGGCGCGATACGGCTTGGCGATCGGAGATGACGGCGGGTGTTTTGCCGCCGCATTGAGCGCTGTTCGTCGTTTCGGAGGCATTCTCGAGCATCCTGCCGTCTCGATCGCGTGGCGGACATTCGGCCTCGCCAAGCCACCCAAGGCGGGTTGGAGGCGCTCCCCGTGCGGCGGATATGTCGCTCAGGTGGAGCAGCGGAATTATGGGCACCCTGCTCGCAAGGCAACGTGGCTTTACGCGTTCGGTACAGACCTGCCGCAGTTGAAATGGGGCAAGGGTCCGGCACCGGAGGCGTGGATTAGCGCCGACCGTCCGCGGTCGCAGTTGGGCCATGTGCGCCAACTTCAAAAGCAAGAGGCATCGGCCTCTCCACCTGAGTTCCGCGACCTCCTGTTGAGCATCGCTCGCAGCGCCCGTGTCCGCGCTGAGGCCGCCTAGATGCGCCGCCCCACCATCATCATCGCCTCTGCCTCCATTGGAGGTCTTGCTTATGCAGCATTCGCTTTTGCGCGTGTGGGGAAGGCGATCGATGAGGCGTGGGCCTTCGGTGATCTGCCGTTTCTTCCTGAGGGAATTGAGGCGGCCACCGGGAACCGGGCGGGGAGCGGGCTGGCAGGCAGCCGCCTCGTTGCAGGTCAGGATCGCACCCATGACAGGAGCCGCTTCTAGTGGCCTCGCTCCCGCAAGTCTGCGGCTTATTCCCGCCGCCGGAGCGCACCGATGCGCTCAACGCCATATCGAAAACCCTCTTCCTGATCCGGCGCCGCTACTCGCTGAGTGCCAAGGAAATTGCCCGTTCGCTCAAGAACAGCGACGGCACCGAACCTCACGCGGACACGATCGAACGCGCTGAGCGCCGCGAAAACCTGCTCAGCTTCGACCTCGTGACGCAGCTAGCGTTCATCTACCGCGAGTGTGCCGACCCAATCCGCGCCCTGCTTGACCCCGCGCCAACTGGCGAACCCACCACCCTTGAAGAGCGCCTTGAGCGAATTGAGCGCGAGGCTGCCGCCATCCGGCAGGAGATTGCGGCATGATTGGCCGCTTCCTCGCTCGGCTTGCAGCCCGTCGTCTCTCAAACCACGGCCACGATCTATCCCGTGAACGCATCAAGGCGAAGGCTCGGCAAATTCGCGCCGAGCTTGGCCTTGCTCCTGACCGGCGACTGGTGCCGTAGCCGTGGCGGCGGGGAAAATCAGCCTATCCGAAAGTGCCATCCAGCAGCAGGTGCGGAGCTGTCTCGCGGCACTTGGTATCGACGCCGTTCATGTCCCGAACGGAAGCGTGCTCGCTGGTGACGCCAAAGCTCGCGCGATCCAATCGAATGCCCTGAAGAAGGCCGGCGTCATGCCCGGTTTCCCCGATCTCATCCTGTTCGATCGCCGAGCGCGCCGTGTCGGCTTCCTCGAGGTCAAATCGGCGAAGGGCAGGGTCCAACCATCCCAAGAGCAATTCGCAAAGCAATATGCGCCCGTCTGGGGCTGGCCTTACGCGGTTATCAAGTCGGTCGATGATGCGCGCGAAGCCCTTCAATCCTGGGGGTGGCGCTGATGTTCAAGGGTTTCAACCCGGACCTCGTGGGCCAATCTTTTAACAGGCTCACTGTCAGCGGACTCTCAAGGCGCGATGGCAAGCACCGCATTTATTATCGGTGCGAATGCGTGTGCGGCGGCCAGATTGAAGCACAAGAATATAACCTTCGTCACAGCAAAACGAAGAGCTGCGGCTGTCTGCGAAAGGAGTGGGAGGCGCGGCCCGCTAGCAGGCGCTCGGTCATGAACGTCATCAGGCGAGGCTATATCCGCCATGCGAACAGGCGAGGGCATTCTTTCGACCTTACGACGGAGCGGTTTGAAGCACTAATTCAGCAGGAGTGCCACTACTGCGGAAACCCGGCAGGGAACGCCATCTCTCGCCACGGTCTCGAGCTTCACTACAACGGCATCGACCGGCTAGATTCGGCTAAGGGATACGTTGAGGGTAACGTCGTCCCCTGCTGCGGGCACTGCAACAAGGCCAAGCTAAACCTCTCGCACGACGACTTCCTACGCCTCGTGGGCAGGATAGCCGCGAAGCACGGCATTGTGGGAGTCGTCGCATGACCGGCGCCGAACTCGCGACCGAGCTCGAAGCTCTCCTCGCCTCCAACCCGCGCCTCTCGAAATGGCGCACGGGCAATTATCTGTTCAGCAGCCGCTACGGAATCGGAACGCTCCGCAAGACGAAGCTCGTCCGCCAGGCGACGATCATCAAGGTTCGCGCGTTCATCGCCAACCCGCCCGCGGAAGCATTCAAGCGGCCGTCGACCGGAAGCCGCGGCAGGACTCCTTGCTCCGCCGAAGCCAATGAGCGCCGCAAGGCGAGCATCCGCCGGTCTGTTTCACGCAAAGCTAGAGCGTTGATTGCCGGTGACGAAAGCATTCTCACTACTGGGGGCAGGGTCAACCAGACGGTCGCCACGGCAATGGTCGCGATCCGGGCGACGATGGAAGCCGAGCGCAGGGCAACAGATCCAATCGAACAGGCACTTCTGAAGATCAGGCGGTCTCGGCGCATAGTCTATCGGGCCAGCGTCCACGGTGGCCCTCCTGACCGGTTCTATGTGAGCGGGAAGGGCAGAGAGACGATCGGAATCCCCGAGCTGCTGAAGATGGCGGAGGCGGCGTAATGGGCGAGGTCGTTCAAATCGCCGAGCGCAGCGAAGTCGACGCCGCATGGCAGGCTTTCCAGAAACACGCCCAGCGCTCGTTCGATGACCGCTCGCTGATCCTCAACCGCGGCTACATGGAAGAGTGGGCTCGGCTCGAGGCCAGGTTCAAGCGGCTCTCGCTCATGCCGAGGGCCCATTGATGAACATGCCCGCGCCCATTCAACCGCCCGAGCCGATCCAGAACATCGAGACCGAGATGGCGCTTATCTCGGCGCTCCTGCTCGACAATCGCCAAATCGACCGGGTGGCCGATATCGTGAAGCCAGAGGACTTCGCGGACCCCTTCACCCGAGAGGTTTATGAGCTTGCGCTGCACGAACGCAATCTCGGCAACGCCGTCCATGTCGCTGGCCTCCGTCGAGCGCTTGGAGATGATAAGGCGCGGATGCTCGCCACCCTTACCGCGGGGAGCGGAACGCACCTGATCGGCGCCACTGACTTCGCAAGAGAGGTCCACGAGCTCGGCCGCAAGCGCCGCATCGTCGATGGCGTCCGCGGCATTCTCGACGAGGCGCAGATCATTGGTCTCGGCAGGGAAACGACCGCAGACGAATTGGCCGGTGACATCGAAACCGTCTTGGCCGACGCGAACGACGAACAAGCCTGCAGGGAATCCACGGCGGCCGAGGCGATCGGACGCATGGTGGACGGCCTTCACGACAGCGAAACCGGTGTCACCAGCGGCATTGTTAGCCTGGACACTTCTCTCGGCGCGTTGCGTCCCGGCAACCTCATCATCGTCGGCGGTCGCCCTGGGATGGGCAAGTCTGCGCTCGCCTCCTCCTATGCTCTAGGTGCCGCAGCCCGTCGTCACGGAACGCTCTTCATCAGCCGAGAAATGAGCGAGGAAGAGCTTGCCGAGCGCATGGCCTGCGACCTGTGCTTCGACAGCGAACTCCAGATTCCTTATTCGGCCGTCACCGACCGTCGGATCACCGTCGAGCAAGGGCGGCAAATCGCCCGAGCGGCGGATATGGTCCGCGACCTTCCTCTCGTGATCGTCGACAAGGGCGGCGACACGCTCGGCAAGCTGAACGCGTTGGTCCGCCGGCACAAGCGGCGCTTCGCAGCGCGCAACAACAGGCTCGAGCTGGTGGTCGTGGATTACCTCCAGCTGGTCAGCCCGGATGCTCGTGAAAAAGACCTCTACACTCGCGTCTCAGAGGTCAGCAAAGGGTTGAAGTCGCTCGCCAAGAACCATGATGTCTCCGTCATGGCTCTGTGCCAACTCAGCCGGAAGGTCGAAGAGCGCAAGGACCGTCGGCCGCAGATGTCCGACCTGCGCGACAGCGGCCAGATCGAACAGGACGCGGACGCGATCCTGTTCCTCTACGCTCCTGAATATTATCTCCTGCAGGAAGAGCCGTCGCCGGAGCGCGATGCAGCGCTGCTTGAGGAAACCGGGAAGCTCGAGTTCATCGTCGCCAAGCGGCGCCGCGGCCCCGGCGGGCTCGCCTACGGCAAGTTCTACAGATCATTCCAGGCGGTGCGGGGGTGAGTGGGTATGCGCATATCCACCGCAGCCTCTTGGGCCATCCTGCGTTCCGCAACGATGCAGAGGCGATGGCCTTCGCGTGGCTCGTCGTGAAAGCCGCGTGGAAACAGGTCCGCGTCCGCTACAAGGATCGCGCCATCGTGCTTGAGCGGGGACAAATCGCGATCAGCGTCCGCGACTTTGCCCAGGCGATGGATCGCGACAAGGCGTGGATTGAGCGACTTTTGAAACGCCTCAGAGCCGAGGCAATGGTCGAGACGCTGCATGAGACAGGCGTCAATGTCATAACCATCTGTAACTACGAGGTTTATCAGGCTCAGAAAGACACTCGCAAGACATCGGGCGAGACACTTGCCGAGACAGAAGCGAGACAGGGGCGAGACACAGAACAAGAAAGGGAAGAAGGTAATATACCCCCCATAGCCCCCCGCAAGCGAGGGGCTGGAAAGCATTTGCTACCGGACGATTGGGAATTGCCACCGATCGCGGAGCTTACCCCGAAGGCCAAGGAGTGCGCCGAGCAATGGCCGGAGGGCGCTTACGAACGCGAAGGCGAGGCGTTCGTGTGCTTCTGGCGCTCCCGCCGCCGCATGATGAGCGACTGGCGGCTCACCTGGGCAAACCGCGTGATCGACCAGCACGGAAAGGTGATCCGGGAGGCGCAACAGCAGTCGCGCTCGCGCCCAGCAGAGCCGCCGAAGTTTTCCTCCATCTACCTCGAAGAGCAGCGGCGCAAAGCCGCCGCGGGAGCCCACTGATGAGCATATTCCCGAAACGCCGCACCACCGCTCTCATCAGCTCCTTCGGATCAATCGCAGCAATAGCCTTTGCCGGCTGTCTGTTCATGATTGGTGTTGCGAATGTGATCGAGGGAATTGGGTGCTGCAGGCAATCGGAGAGGGAGGGATCATGCTGATGGCTGTGCCGCGTAGCGTTACGGAGGTTCGCAAGCTGGCGAATGCACCACTGAGCACGATCGAAAGCATCGCGCTGGAGTGCATCCGGCAGATCGCGAGCGAAGGCAGGCGAGCGACGAAGGCTGAAATCTGCGCCGCGATCGGGTCGGACAATTACGAAGGCGGGACCGTCTCCGGCGTGATCGGTCGTCTCGAATCGAAGGGCTATATCCAGCGCGAGACCTATCAGCGGGGAATGAAACTTTGCATAGTCGCCACCGGCCAATGCACCGCGCCGCCGCGGGACACATCGCCCCACTGGCGCCTACGAACGGAAAGCGTCCCGACGCCTGCGATTCAAGCGGTCCGCGAAAGGAATAAACCCGTTTCAGCGATGATCGAAGCCGAGGCCCGTCAGCTCGGAAAGCAACCGGCCGAGTTTCTGGCCGATCTCGTTTACATCGGCTGGCACGAATACCAGGCTGAGAAAGGCGAATGATGCCGGGAGTGTGGAACATCAACGTCGAAGCTCCCAACGGCGCGAAGGCTCATTTCACTTTCGACACGGGCAAGAGCAAAGACCCGTTCGGCGATATGACGCGCCAGTTCAGCGAGCTCGTCTGCCGAATGCCCGAGCACGATCCCGAACTGATGACCGAAGCAGGCCGCGTCCAACCGCGAAGGCAGGCACAGGGATGATCGCTTTCCTCTGCCTCGTCGCGTCCGTGACCGACGGCGACACATTCCGCTGCGCTAACGGAACGCGCGTCCGTCTTGCCGGGATAGACGCACCCGAAATGCCGACGCACTGCGCCCGCTGGCGCCAATGCACCCCCGGCGACCCCTATGCTGCGAAACGCGCCCTCACCATTCTCATTCAAAGCAAGACGCTGACCTGCCAATCGCTCGGCACAAGCTACGACCGCATTCTCGCAACCTGCCGCATCGGCTCATTCGAACCCGCCTGCTACATGGTCACTCACGGCTATGCTGTGAAACGCTACAGCGAAAGCTGGAGGGTGTGCCGGCGTGGGTAGACCAAGCACCTTCACTCAAAAGATAGCGGATGAGATCGCTGAGCGTATCGGCAATGGCGAGCCGCTGGCCCAAATATGCCGCGACGATCACATGCCAGCATTGCGAACGGTCTATGATTGGCAAGACGCACACGAGGATTTTGCCGCAAGCATCGCCCGCGCGCGTGATGCGGGTTACGATCACATTGCGGTCGACGCGCTGAAAATCCTCGACGAGCAGCCCGAGCGCGTTGTCACCATTACCGGCGACGACCGCTCGGAAAGCAGGATCGACAGCGCATCCGTGCAATGGGCGAAGAACCGCTTCGAAGGCCGGTTGAAGCTGCTCGCGAAATGGGACGCCCGCCGATACGGCGACAAGCTCGACCTGACCTCGGGCGGCGAAAAGCTCGGACTGTCGGCTGAACTCGAAGCGGCCCGGCGCCGGACAGCGGAGGAAGGCTGATGTGTTTCGGCGGCGGTTACGGCACCAACATCAATACCCCGATCGATCCCAACGACCCTCGGGCGAAGAGGGCTCGAGGATGGGCGCTAATCGGCACCGCGATTGCGGCAGGTCAGGGGAACCGGCAGGCACAAGCCAATCTGGCGACGTTCAGGAGTAATTTCCGGGCGGCTCATGGTGGGATGACGGCTGCACAGCTGGTTTCGCAGCGGAGCGCGCTCGGCGGCACTGGAACAACTGTCCTGGGCGGATGAACGATGCAGGACGGGAACGAAAAGCGGAAGATGATCCTCGAAGCCGCGATTCGAACAATCGCGACCGCCTGTCGCCACCTCTACCAGGAAGAGATCAATACAGCGAAGGCGCGCGGTGACGTGATGGCCGTCGTGCAGACCAAGGCGCGGATGCAAAAGGATTGGGAGGCATGGACAGCGCCGCTGACCGAAGCTCTCAATGCCTGCGACAAGCCGCCCCTCGTTATCGCCGCCGATGAAGCCTGACCCCAACATCGAGCTCGCCCGCGACATCGGCAGCTTCGCCTACGATCCACTGAAGCACGCTCGTTATGCGTTCCCGTGGGGCGAAGGACCACTATCCGATCCGCCGAACGACCATATCCGCGTCTGGCAGCAAGGCGTGATGGAAACGATCAGGGACCATCTCGCCAACCCTCAAACACGGTTCGAGCCGTGCCGCATTGCGATTGCTTCCGGCCACGGGATCGGGAAATCGGCCGTCATCGGCATGGTCAGCAAATGGGCGCTGGACACATGGGTAGACAGCCGGGTCGTCATAACCTCGAACACCGAGCAGCAGGTCATCACCAAGACCTCGCCCGAAGTCGCGAAGTGGCACAAGCTCGCCATCACCCGCGACTGGTTCAAGCCCGCGACAATGAAGATCAGCGCCAGAGAGCAGGGCCACGAGGACAGTTGGCGGCTGGATTTCGTCACATGGTCCGCGAACAACACAGAGGCTTTTGCCGGCCTTCACAACGTCGGCCGGCTGATCCTGATCGTCTATGACGAAGCCTCCAATATCGACGACAAGGTGTGGGAGGTCACCGAAGGCGCCCTGACCGACGAGAACACCGTCATCATCTGGCTCGCGTTCGGCAATCCTACCAGGAACACGGGCCGCTTCAGAGAATGTTTCGGCAGGCACCGGAGCCTCTGGTATACGCTGCAGCTCGACAGCCGGGACGTGGAGGGCACGAACAAGGCGTATCTCAACGAGATCATCGAGACCTATGGCGAGGACAGCGACATCGCCCGAGTCCGCGTCAAGGGGCAGTTCCCGTCTGCGTCGTCGATGCAGTTCATTTCCTCAACCAGCGCTGAAATGGCGCGGCAGAGGATCGTCGAGCCGCTTCCCACAGATCCACTGATCTATGGTCTCGACTGCGCCCGCTACGGCGACGACAGCAGCGTCCTTGCGAAGCGTGTGGGCAGAGATGCGCGATCGAAGCCGTGGAAGCGCTGGAACCAGGTCGACGCGATGACGCTCGCGGGAGATGTCGCAAGGATGGCCGCGGAAGAGAGGCCGGATGCCATATTCGTCGATGCAGGCAATATCGGCGCTGCGGTGATCGACCGCTTGAGGCAGCTCGAGGTTCCGAACGTCATCGAAGTCTGGTTCGGCGGCGCGGGCAAGGATGTCGAATTGCCCGGCAATCTGAGGTTCCGCGTCAAGAACAAGCGAACCGAGATGTGGGTCAGGATGCGGAACTGGCTTGAAGGCGGGGCAATCCCCGACGACCAGCTGCTCCACGACGATCTGACCGGCATCGAATATGGCTATGGGCCGGACGAAACGACGTTGACCCTCGAAAAGAAGGAGCACGCGAAGCAGCGCGGGCTTGCCTCGCCCGACAATGCCGATGCTCTGGCCTGCACCTTTGCCGAGGTAGTCATGCCGAAACAGCTTCCGGGCTATCTCGAGCGGGCAGCACGGAGCAGGGGCCAGTTCGACGAGCCCGACATTTACCAGGACCTCTACCGCTAGCCGCGATTCAACCTGACCGCCGCCGCCTGCACAAGCGGTCCATGCTCATCTCGCTTCTCATCGTCATCCTGGTCGTGGTCCTGCTGCTCTACCTGGTGCAGCTGCTTCCGCTGGATGGCCGGGTCACGCTCGTCCTGCAGGTCGCCATCATCGTGATC